GTTTCGTATGATTTTATTAAACAAGATGTACAAGGTGCAGAACTTTTAGTAATACAAGGATCACCCGAAATTTTTAAAAGAGCAACTTATGTTTTAAACGAAGTGAACTTATATAAAGATCCCGATCATCCTCTTATGCCTGATGTAAAAGAAATGGATACATACATGAAAAATTTAGGATTCTTAAACTCTAAAATTATTGATGATCATGGATTGCATAAGCAAGTAGACAAGATATATTGGAAGTAAAATGACAAGTATAGCAGGAATACACACTACCAAACCAAGAACGCAAAGATATGTTGAAGCATTTGTATCAGGAACTCCCGGCCCGTTTAAAATATATCAATGGAGAGATTTAAAAAATTTACCAGCAGAAACTTTAATAATGTATGGGATATTAGCAGGGTCCGGTGAGGTTTATAAATGGTGTAAAAAAGAAAATAAAGATTTTTATTTTATGGATCATGGTTATTTTAGTAATGCACATGATCATCCACATTGGTTAAGAATAACAAAAAATGCACATTGTCAAACAAAGTTAATTGAAAGACCTGCTGATAGATATGAAAAGTATTTTAAGAAAGATATTAAAAAGTGGAATAAAAATGGTGCTAAGATACTTATATTACCGCCTACAAACGCCATTGCAAACTTTTTTAATGCAGAGGACTGGTTAGATAATACGTTAAAAATATTACGTAAAAACACAGATAGAGAATTGGTTGTAAGAGAAAAACCGTATAACCCAGGCGTAGGTAAAGATCATGTCGGTGCAACAATTAAAGTTGACAGACCAACAAATAAAATTGCAGGAAAGATTAATTGGAGTGAATACTTTGCCTGTGTTACATATAATAGTAATACAATAATTGAAAGTTTTGTAAATGGTGTTCCAGTTTTTTGTGATTCAAAAAATTGTGCCGCAACGCCTATTGCAGAAACAGATTTTTCTAAAATTGAAAAGCCTATTTACGAGGATCGAGTGTCATTATTCAGTTCGTTAGCATATAATAATTTTTCTATGCAAGAAATGATAAATGGGACTGCTTGGAGATTATTGAGCGATATTGCTTAATTTAAATAGTGGATTCACCTTTTTGTCTACTTCAGCAATTATATTAATACTCAACCTGTCATGCATAGCATTTACTCGTGGTGTCACACCATGTACTGCTTTATTTGAGTTTAAGAACATAATAAATGCATTATCTTTATATTTTATAACTTTACTTTCTTTTTTCTCAACATCTTTAGGAACTTCTCGTCCAGTATTTGCATACACTTCGTTAACTTCTTTTGTTTCGTATATTACAAAATCTCCACCTGTGCTAATATCTCCTCGTTGTCTAAAATAAAGTAATCCTGCATATAATTCAGCAGGGTTATCAATATGGTCTGTTCTTGTTGTAATTTTTGTTGGTTTGTGTATTACAAATTGTGTGTCGGTGACTATTTTAGTTTCACCAGGACTATGTCGAACTTTTACAGGTTGTTCTTTAACCCAACTATAATTTTTAATATATGGTTCAAAAATATTTAAAACTTGGTTATAAAATTCACGAGATGTGTGAAATTCGAAAAAATCTTTCCATCGATTATGTACATTTACTCTATTAGATCTAATAAAGTCATTTGCTAATCCTCTATATGTATGTTCTTCAACTAGTTGAAAATTTTTTTTAACAATTTCTACAGGAAAACTTTCGTATAAAAGTTCGTAAGTTTCGTGTGGTAAACATTTAGGAATTATTATATGTGGATAAGGTTGTTCAAAAAAATGTTCATTTTGTTTATAATTTTGTAAAACAGAATAACTCATCTATTCTTCCAAAAATATTTGTGATTATCATCATACTCTTTATGCTCTCCCCCCTTTGATACTGGTAGTCTAAGACGAATAGATTTGTAATTCCAACTTGATAATTGAGTTTTTAAAAAGTCTTTTTCTTCTTCTCGCCATTCTTTTCCATACTCAACATCGTTCCATGATGTAATATTCATGTCATCGGGAGTTTCATATCCTTCATGCCATGGTCCTCCACGTGTAAAATGAACAACTTTTGCATCATTTGTATTATACCATCCTTCTAAGTAATTGTATTGATAAGGTATTTCTCCAATTTCTGAATCTTTAAGCCATTCAAACCGATGTAGCCAACCCGGTGTTTGATGATTTACTGCATCTTTTGTAAGTAATTTATTTTGTGGGTGTTCACAATTCCATAAAACCATTGAACTCCAGTTTTTTCGTGGATATATAAATTGTTGTTTACCGTCCATCTTAACTTCTTCTTTTGGTTTATAATCATGATGAACACACATTACAGCATACTTGTCGTCAGCCATATTAAAAACTTCCTCAATATCACATAACCATAAAAAATCACAATCTGAAAAAATTGCCCAACCCTTATAATCACATAAAGTTGGAACTGCGAAACGTGTAAGACTAAATTCTGTTGATGCTTTTTTATCGCGAGGACGAGCATAAATTCCTGCTGATCGTAACTCATGTTGCTTAATCGGTTTAACATCGACATCAGATTTTGTTCTTTTTAAAATTGAATGTCGAGCAACCTGATATGCAATATCTTCTGTACTATCCCAGCCTATAAAAACTTTAAATGTCATTTTTTGCTTACAATCTTATGAACCTCTTGCCAATTATTTACTCTGGTAATTTCGGGGTGATTGCAATCTCTGTTGTAAGGACGATCGTATAATAATACATTTAATCCAAATTTTAAACCTGCTAACGCATTTGTCCATTTGTCTTCAACCCACCATAATCCTGTGTTGTGAAATTCTGCAAATGCCGAATCTTTATCCGATCCTGTTTCAAGTATATGAAAGTTGTAGAAAATATTTTCACCAAATAATTCTTCTAGTCGTTTTTTACGTAATTCTTGTGCAGGAATATCTGAAGTTTGTGATGTAATTGGTATAAAAGTCCAACCTTCTGCGTGTAGTAGTTTAATCCAAGTTTGTGAATCTGGCATTGGGGATTGTGTTCCCATCCAAGCACTTTTGTTAAACTCTCTAATTTCTTTTCTAATTTCTAGTTTAGTAACACCAAAACGTTCTGCCATTTCGTAAGTGTTTTCTTTATCTTCTAACAATCTATATGGGTAAACTCTACTTCCTTTTTCATCAAAGAGTGTTCGCTGTAACATCCATTTAGTAAAATGGTTTTCCCATTCTAGTAATACACCGTCTACGTCTGTAAGGATTATTTTATTTGATGTTGGCATCTTCCATCCCTGCTACACGCAATTTAACAATGTTTGTAATTTGCCATTGTTTTTGGTCTAGTCCTTTGGTAATGCCTAACCATTGGTTTCTTATAAGTGCAAATTCGTTTATTATTTTTTCTAAATCTACAACATCGGCTTCCCCATCAACATACTTGTCAGCATCACGTGATGTTAATGCTCTATTGTAACTTTCCAAAAAATTTCGAAATGTTTTAGATCTTAATCTACGTTTTTCGATATTAAGATACTCTAGGATTGCTTCAATTTCTTGTAATTGGTTAAATCTATGCTCAACAACGCCGGGCATTGAAGCAGAGGCTTTTTCTAAATTACCCCATATTGAGCATTCTTTTTTTGCTTGTTGGTATTCGGTTTCGAAATACTTAATACACTCCGGAATGAGTGAAATGTCTTTGCTTACTTTAGTATACCAGTTCGTCATCATTGCCATAATCGTAATCGCTCTCGCCCTCGTCTTCAAAAACAGTACCTATTGCTTCTTCTAACTTCGGATCGTACTCAGATGATGCCTTTATTTGTGTTTCATCAATACTCATATCTTTTAATGTATTAACAAATTCAACTGCGGCATCTGATTTTTGTCTATCTGGTACATAATGAGAGAACGAATTCCAAATACGTTCAATGTCTTCATGTGTCATCTCGGCCATTTAATTCTTCCTTGGGTTCGGTTGTTGTAGATAATTTATCAAAATCATCCATCAACATAATTAATTTATCTCCGATCCAAGATTTTCTGAAGTCTAAATGTTCTTTTCCTGCAGAGTTAACATACTTGAGTCTATTACCAGATTGTACTAAAATTCCTTTTTTTTCAAATAATTCTACTAATCCACTGAATGGATCCATACCTGTTTCATAAGGGATTTTTACTTGTACTGATTCAAACGGCTTTGAAAAACGTGTTTTCATAACTTTACAAGCCGCCCTAATGCCACGTACTTCAGTAATTTTGTTTCCTTTTTCGTCTTCTTTAAGTTTTAATTTTTTCATTGCTATTACAATAGATGATGCATATACAAATCCTTGTCCGCCCGATATTTTATCATCAGGATTAAACATATCTTGTGATGCATAAGTGTGATTAGTTGCTACAAGTCCTACGTTCCATGAGCCAAACATATTAACGCAATTACGAACTAGTGCTGTTAAAGACTTTGCTTTTCGTCCTAAATCACCTTTCATTTCACCTCTTTCAAATTGATCTACGTCAGTTGGAGTTAGTAACATACCTAAACTGTCAACAACAATTAATACTTTGGGTGCATTTTCTTTGTCATCTTTATTTTCTTCTCTGTATAGTTTCATGAAGTCTGATATAGTTTTTGCTACATCATCAACTAAAGATAAACTTAATTTTAAAAGTTTTTCTTTGCTAGTATCAACGCCAAGTGCTTGTAGCCATTTTTCATCTAAGGCATTTTCTGAATCAATTAGTATAACGAATATATTTTGTTTTTGTGCTTCTTTAACAATGTTACCTGATGCAATATAAGATTTACCCGACGCTGGTTCTCCAGCAAGTACTGTTACTTTGCCTAGTGGAATACCTTTATTAAAGTCTCCACTTATTAAATAATTTAATGCATAATTTCCTGTGCTTATCCAGTCTGTAGGATCACTAAATCCTACACCAAGTCCTTGTATAGACTTTGTAATGCTTTTTCTAAATTTTGTTACGTCAAAAGGTTTAACCATAATTCTATTTTAGCATACAAGACCCTGATCGTCAATAGTAATCAAGGTCTTGGTAAGTTAAATTATTGAGATTGTCTTGAACGAATCAACTTCAATATATCTTCGGCTCTTTTAGCACTATCACCATTTGTTGCTGGTGCTGGTGTTGTTGCCGGTTTTCCAATTTTAACATCAGAGTTTACTGGATCTGCTGTTTTTTCAACTGGAGCAGGTTTACTTGCTGTTGGAGTTGATATTTTAGGTGCAGATGTTCCTGCAGGTCTATAATACTGTCCATACTTTTCAAGATCATATGCTTCACCATCAACAGATTTTTCAAATAATTCTTTGATTATTTTTACTTCTGCTTCAGATGGTTCTTTTGGTCTATAATCTGTTAAATTATGTAAACCATGTTTGTCGATTGACGCTCTTTCAGTTTCGTCTAGAGCACGTTCTCTTCTCGACCATTTTGATGTTGAGTAGTCAGCATA